CAAATATCATTACCGATAGCCAGAAAATGCAAAATAAGGGGTAAATTTTAAGGCTGAGAGCCTTTTTTTAGGTCAGAATGTAAGAAAAAAACTTGCAATTAGACAAAATTGTAAGAATAATATATAATATCAAGTAAAGGTGGGAAGGATGCTGTTTGCTGAAATCAATGCAGAGGTTGAAAAGTACCGTGTAAAATCGTTTACCGGTCATCTCAAATTCGGAATTGAAAAATCGTCAATAGTTTCAATGACTGTTAATTCCAGACTTGAAAAGTCAGACCGTGACAATGACAACTATGACAAATTGCTTATGGAGTTATGTTCTGCTCCAAACTTTTTTGGCAGCATCGAGTTTGATCTGATTTTAGGTGAAGTTCAAAGACTGAATTATTGCGTAAGTTATAACGGCCAAAGTCTTAAAGACAAATTGGGAGGGAACTGATGCAGAAGTGCCTGAATTGTGGAAAAGAAATCCGGTTTATTGCAACAAGTCCAAATAAAAGTGTGGTTTGTGATGCTGAGAAATTGGCTTTTGTTACTGAAAACGGCAGACAGGTTTTTGGTTATTTGCTTCATAACTGTAATAAAACGGAGGATGAGCATGAGAGCTCCGGTAAAGAAAACAACAACTAAAAAAAAGACGGTAAAGAAAGCTCCTGTAAAAAAGGCTGTCAAAAAAGTTGACCGTCATACATTTGGATTGCCATCCAAAGACGAAATTAAAGAAATTCTCCAATTGCCAAAAAATAAAGAAGGTGACGAAAAACTTGAAAAAATGCTTGGAGCTTTTGGAACTGAGTTTACGGCAAAAGAAAGGCTTTTTATTTTATTCTTTACATTTCCAACATCTCTTGTTTGTGGAAAAGTAAACAAAGCCGGAGAAATGGCAGGTGGTGCATGGCATGCTTATGGCTCTTGGGCTATGCAACAGCCTCATATCAAGAAAAGAATTGATGACCTTATGACATCTACATCAATCGAACAACTTGAAGAAATTTTCCGTGAGGACATAGAGTTTAACAGGCAGGTTCTTCTCTGTGACAGGACTTCTTACAAGAAAGACAATCACATTTTTCTTGCTGATAAAGATATTGATTTCGATACCATTGAAGATAAAAAGATTTCTGAACTTACAGAGAATCAGAGAAAAATGGTGTCCGGTTTTGAATACGATAAAAACGGCCGTGTTCATTATGCCGTTGAAACCAGACAGTCGGCCAGACAAGCTCTTTTGACTTATCACAAATTACTCAAAGAAAAAAGAGCCGGAACTGATAACAAGGTAACTGAAACTGTCGTAACTCTTGAAGGCATCCGTGATAAAGCTGCAGCCAAAATATCAATAATTCAGCATAACAATCAGGAAGCTGAAAAAGCCGGTGAGTTTATCGAAACTATGAAAGATCTCGATGAGGAAGCATGATGTTATGGGTTTGGCTTGTTCTTTTCGTTCTGGTTCTTTCAGTTTCAGCCGTTACTCTGAACATCTTTCTGAAAAACAGAAAGAAAAAATAATTTTGGCCGGTGGTTGAACATGGAAGAATATACTTGTGGATCTTGTGGATTATGCGTAAAAGGGGAAGGAAAGCCTTATTGTATTGCAAAAGGTTTAACTGTAGAAGTTAAGTTGACTGATGCATGTACTGAAAAGGATTCTAAAGGACGGCTCATGTACGTCAAAGAAATGGGGTGGAAAAAGTGATATTAAAGGACTTTACTCTTAAAGAACTTACCAACAAATTACAGGAATTGTGCCATGAAGGGTATGCTCTCTCAGAAGTAATTGTTGACATTGAAGGTTTTTCTACAGCCCTTATCGAAAAGGTTGAAGTAGTAAAGGAATCAGACAGGGTTCTGTTAAAGGTTGCTATATAGGGGGATTTATGGACTTTGCAACAATTACAATTCCAACGGTTTATAAAAAAGGCAATAAAAAACTTGATGTTGAGCATAAAGAAAGTTTTGAACGGTTTCAAGGCTTGCTGAATAAAGGTTTTAAGATTACTCATGTTACATCTGCTGCAATGCGTAATATCCTTTTTGTTACTTATGTTTTGGAGAAGGCTTAATGAAACAGGAAACAAAACATTTGATTGATTGGATTAAAATGTTGTTAAAAAAGGAAAGGGCAAGCCATATCTATGCAAATGAAAAAACTGTAGAGACTGACTGTGATAGAGCCATAGAATTTCTCGACACTTTGCCGGAGATTGAATCAAAACTTTGTCAGGGTGGATATATTAAGGACGAGAACGGAACACCTTGCTGTCATGGGGATAAAATCATTGTCGATATGTTCGGCAAAAAGGTTTACACCTTGGAATGGAATCCAAAACAAAGATGTTTCTGTTTTGTAAGACCTTTTGATAATGGCTATAAGTCTATGCATACTTTGGGTGAAAACTTTTTTACAAAGGTGGAGTAAATGTTTACCAAAGATGAACGGCTTTTATTTGCATACACTTATATGCAATTCCAACAGAAAGATTTACTTCTCGATTTTTGGCAGGATGCATACATTAAATCTTTTGCCAGGTTCATTGCTATCGTTAAGTCAAGACGTGTTGGATGGTCTTTCATCTGCAGCCTTAAAGGGCTGATAAAGGCAATGGATCCCGATAGGGTAGGATATACAAAACAGTTCGTTTCTTACAACGAAGAAGATGCCCTTGAAAAAATCTCTTATGCCAAACAGTTCTATGATTCTATGCCTGAGTGTGATGCAAAGAAAAAGCTCGTAACTGATAATAAATCCATGCTCTGCTTTCAGGATAAAAACGGTATTACTCAGTCCAGACTCATCTCTATCCCATGCCGTCCACCTCGTGGTAAAGGTGGTGATATTTCTCTTGATGAGTTTGCCATTTACAATGCCAAAATGCAGAAACTTGTCTATGATGCAGCTTTACCGGTTATTTCTCGTGGTGGAACTATTGAAATGGGTTCTTCTCCTCTTGGAAAAATAGGACAGTTTTATGACATTTTAGTTGACAAAGAACGTTATGATTATGAAAGATACAACATTCCTTGGTGGTTCTGCCGTGATTTGTGTGTTGATGTTCCAACGGCTGTAAAGGTTGCTCCATCACTTTCAACTGTAGAACGTGTAGAAACTTTCGGTACAAAAATTATCAGACAGATTTTTCAGAACAACGATTTTGATACATTCCGTCAGGAATATGAATGTGATTTCATAGACTCATCTGAATCATACATTCCACTTGATTTGATTTATTCAAACACACCAGGAAAAAGGGAATCTGATATTGATTTGTCTGCATGTGAAAGCATGAGTGATGAAGAATATTGGGAGTATAACCGTGGGATTGATTTTCAGGCATATAAAGATATTGATACGGCAATACTTAATTACAGACCTGAATATCACGGAGAAACTTTGTTCCTTGGTTTTGATGTCGGTAGAACTCATGATGCTACAGCCATTCATATTATTGGAAAAATGCCTGACGGAAAGAAAAGGGATTTTGCAAGAATCGAGTTAAGGAATGTAGACTTTGAATCTCAGCAGAATGTAATCTTACAGGCTTATAAGGAATTGCCGGTTTATCGTGGTCGTATGGATATGACCGGAATAGGCAGACCGGTTTATGAAGCTCTGCATAAAAAGTTGGGAGATCGTCTTGAAGGTGTGGTATTTACACCAGAAGAAAAAGAAATAATGGCAATTGATGTAAAGCGTGGATTGGAGCAGAGAGAATTCCTACTGAGTAATGATAAGGAATTCCACAGACAGATACACAGCATCAAGAGAACTTCCAACGGTGGAAAATATTTCAGATATGATGCAGAACGAAATGAAAAAGGACATGCCGATAGTTTTTGGGCATGGGCCTTAGCAAATTCGGCTGTAGTCAGCACTGATAATAAGAGCATGAATTTCTATGCTCAGAGAAAGCAGAAGAAAATGGACCTCCAGGATAGTTTGCTTTCAAAGACCGAGAAAATAAAAAAAGAATTGGCTGCAAAGGAAGAACAGTATAAGGACATCTCGGCCAAGATGTACATTGAAACTAACAGCAGCTCATCAGTAATTACAAAGGGAAAATCACTCAAACAAATTAACAATGCCTTTGGATTTGATAAGCCGGATAAGGATAATTGGTAGAAAAATTATGTAAGAAATATGTTTACTTTTTTGTTGACAAACCGTTAGAAATGACGCTATAATAAATTAAGAACGTTAGAAATAGCGTTAAGAGTCTATAGCAGAGAGCATGACCTTTGCTATAGGTTTTTAGGGTAACTGGAAGAACCTTGTGCCCTGTCGGTAGTCATGCATCGGCAGGGCACTTTTTTTTGGAGGTAGAAACATGAAAAAAATTATCTTTGTTTTGAGTACGGTTTTGGTATTGGCACTTACAGGATGTGCAGATCCTGTGAACTACAATGATGAGCAGATTTTGTCTGCAGCAACAACTACTCAGGAATCAGAAGAAGTTGAAGTTGCAGAAGTTCCGTTGATGCTCCGTGCAATAGAGACTACAGAAACTGAGCCTGTTGAAGAAACTCCTGAACTCATAGTTGAAATGCCGGAAGAAGAAGTTACTGTTACAGAACCTACCGAGCCTACAGAACCTGTTGTAACAGAACTTGATGATACTTATGAATTGGAAGTAACGGACGAACAGCAGAGAGTAATAGACAAAAGAGTTCTTGAATGTCTTGCAAAACTTTATGGCAAGACAAGTCCAAAGTACAGTCTTTCTTGGCTCTGTCAGTATGAAGGTGTCGTTATATTCAGCAGATCCGGAGAAAACACGAATCATATTAAATGCACAATGGGTAATCTTAAAAAGGCAGCTGATGTGTTGGGTGTATCGGCTGACTATTTGATTACAGGAGAAAAATAAACAATACATTTTTGTCAAAAAAAAGAGGGGTATAGCATGACAAAGTATGAAGAACTGATGAACAAAAGCGATGAAGCTTGCAAAAAGGCCATTGAGTACAAAAAGAATGGTGAAGAATCAATGGCAAACTTTTGGAAGAATGCATCGGAAGGGTTCAAAGAAAAAGCTCGTGAACTGAAAGTGGAAAAGTAAAATTTACGATATATTCATCTAAATTTTAGTGAAGTCAGGATGTGTGTAAAGGTTCGTAGAAAAGCATGTTGAATGATTTTACTCTGCTTGGCCGGGCGGTCTGTATGACAGCATTTTATAACGATTTTCCCTACCCGGTGTGGTGTATAAAATGTGTTCCAAATGACAGATAAAGGCCATCTTTTTTGGGCTGAATTTTTATGCCGGTGATGAAACCGGTTTTTTTGGAGTGAAGTATGATAAAACTGAGAAACATTCTGATTAATTTGGTTTTAACCGTTGTATTTATGAGTTTGATTATGCTTTTCATGATTCTTTGTAATAAGTATAACGAAACTCATTTTTATGCTTCCAGAGCCTACAATGAAATGAAGGCAAGTGAATATAAAATGTTGACTGCACAATATCAGATGCAGACAGCTAAGCTAAAACTTGATGTTGAAGAAGCCAGACTACAGGTTTTTCTTAGTGCTTATGGAGATAAAAAGAAATGATTAAATTAGGTGTTTATGAACCCGAAGATACTAAGACGATAAGAATGTTTTCATGGTGGATTCAGTGGATTGGTACAAAATCGAAGAATACATATTCAGTCTGCCGGAAAAACATGTTGTAATTAAATAATCCGGAGAATATTTATGAGTGAAATTGACAAGTTAAAGCATGACGTTAAACACAAAAAACTTGCAGTCAGGAACAGAAAAGTAACAATCAAAGAACTTAAAAAAGATAAGGACATGCTCAAAGCAGACCTTAACAATGCTTATATTACCGTAGGAAATCAGTCAAGAGAAATTGAACGTCAGGCAGATGTAATCAAGGAACTTGAAGCACAGATTGAGAAAATGAAATCTTGTACAAATTGCATAAATAATTATTTTCTGGCGACAGAGGAACCTTGTTCTTCTTGTACAAGATGTTATGCGAGTACAACAAAGAAAACTTCTGATAAATGGGAGATTAAAGAAAATGACTAAAGAAGAAAAGAGCAAAATTAAATACAGAATGAAATGTCTTGCTAGAAAATTTTGCAAAAAAAATGATGTTTACAGAAGTTTTGATAGTAGCGTAGGAGAACTGATTGAAAAAGCGTATTTCTCTGCTTATCTTTTAAGCTTGCACGAAAACAAAAATAAAATTGCAGACCTTGAAAAAGAAAATGCGAAACTGAAAACAGAATATAAAGTTCTTAGTTGCTCTGTTGGGGATTTTGGAGAGTTGCAGGACAAACTTGAAGAAGAACAAAGAAAGAATAACGGGCTTTCTGATAATCTCACCAAAGCAAAAGAAATAATAAAGGGTCTATTAGACACTCAAAGACGGTTAGACCCATACAGGGATATATTCAAAGACAGGATATTAAAAGCAGAGCAATTTTTAAAGGATAGCGAGGTAGAGAAATGAAAGACGAAGAAATGGCAGAAGAAGAATATAAACTTGCAGAAGAAGTGATAAAACCTATTTATCGCAATGCAATACAAAATGACGAATCTTTTGCAAAATATGGTGTAAATTGCTATCTTGCAGGACTTAAAGCAGGTAGACCACAATGGTACAAAGTCGCTGACGGAGATTTGCCTACTACCGTTGGGAGAAGGTTTTTAGTGTCTAACAGATTTTGCACAATGGTGGGCTATTGGAATGGCAAAACTTTTGTAAGTGCAGATGAAGATACCACAGAAATTGCAAGTCCTATTGCTTGGTGTGAATTACCAAAACCACCAGAATTTCCAAAGGAGATTGAATAAATGAGTATTCAAGAATTACAAAGAAAATTGGCAGAGAGTAAAATGGACAATGTATGTAAGTTTGTTTTTAATGAACTTGCAACTTTTGTAGATTGGTATGCAGTAAGCAAAGAACAGAATGAACACTATTTGAATAACCTTCTGTTGTTGGTGAATAAAATGGCAGAACTTACAAAGGAGATTGAATGAAAATAATTCAGAAAATCTTATGGTATCTTTCACCTTGCAGAAAGTGTAAGGAAAAAGATTCAGAAGGACTTGTTGCATGTGGCTGTACAAAAGGTTTATTTGTAAAGAAAAACAAAAATAGCGAGGTGGAGAAATGATTAAAGCCTTGGAAAAACATCAATGTAATAAATGTCAGAAATGTCCTGTTGCTTGGTATGACGGTTGGAACTCTGAAAGCGGTTGCCATATAGAAGAAGGCAGATATGGTAAGTTTTGGTATAAATTGCAAGAGAAGTTTACTTCTGAAAATTACAGTGGTTGTTTTCTTCCTTTGTGGCTAACAAAAATAATATGCTTTGTTGAAGATGTTAAACTTAATAATTATCTAAAGAGAAACGGAGTTGAGGTGGAGGAATGAAAGAAATTGTTTTACCAAAGGAGATTGAATAAATGAAAAATAAAAATGTAGAAAAATGCTGTGCAGATTGCAAGCATCATTTATCCAGATATTATACGATGGGAAAGAAGAATTTCTATTGCAAACTTTCTGGAAGAAAAGACAGGGTAACCGGTGAAATGAATTATGAATCCTGTTATTTCTGTATAGACACAAAAAAGTGTCAGTTTGAAAAGTCATATTTCTATCATGTTTTTGGCTTTAATTTGTGCTGTTTCCATAGTTGTTACAAGCATAATTTATTTTTTTGAGGGGTAAATAACGATGAGCATTTTAGCCATGTTAGGAATCATGTCAGGAACATGTATTGCCGGAGTTTTAATAAGCTGCATCATAGACTGTATACCAGGAGAGAGATAAATTATGCTGATGACTAGAGAAGAAGCAAAGAAATTTCTGCCGATCATTAAGGCTTTTGCAGAAGGTAAACAGGTAGAATCAAAGACAGATAAAGGTGAGTGGAAAAACTTTGGGGATTATCTTGATATTGCAAGTCCGTTCAGCCTTTACGAACCGGAAGATTTCAGAATCGTTGAAAAATAAACTAATGACAATAAAACCATTATGGTGTAAAATATAAGCAATATTCAGGTATGTTGAGAAATTAGCAGCCGGTTATTGTTGAAAAAAAACAATGGCCGGCTTTTTTATTTTTAAATTTCCTATCGGGAGGAATCGGATATATGGCAAGAGAAACTATTGATGTTGATAAACTTATCAGACAGAGAAAGGCTTTTGACAGGAATTCTAAGGGAGTTGCATACAATGAACTTCTGAAAGCAAAGGAAAACAGCAAGAACATCTTCAACACATATTTCTTTCAGGATAAGGGCCGTGAACATGGAGCTGATTCAGTTTTCTATGATCCGTACTTTGTATCTTCTCAGTGCTTTGAAAACATAAGGACTATTTCAAGGGTTCAGTACGGTGGAATCATGTGCCGTACATTAAGGGCCGTAGCTTCTAAGGCATGGATAATCAATACATGCATCAATCACATCTCACGAAAAATAAAACCGTTCTTAAAGCCGGTTACAAGCCGTAATGAACGTGGTTTTATCATTCACAAAAAATTTGACAACCTTATTACAAAGAACAAGAAAGAAGATAAGGAATGTGATAGAATCCGTGATTTTATCTGTGCAACGGGTAATTATGATGATCCAAGCCGTGATGATTTTGTAATTTACTTTACAAAACTTCTCAGGGATGAGCTTACCTTAGACCAGATTGCAACGGAGATTCAGTATAACAAAAAGGGTGAACCTGTTGCATTTTTCGCCGTTGATGCAGCAACAATTGAAAGGGTTATTCCTGAGAAAGAAAACGAAACTACTTTCAGATACTTGCAGATTGTAGACGGTATGCCGGCAGCAGGTTATACAAATGAAAATATGGTTTTTGCCTTTGAAAATCCAAGGACAGATATTTACCACTCGATGTACGGTTATTCACTTGTAGAACAGGCGGTAGACCTTATTACATCGGTTATCAATACATTCATTTACAATGCCGGAAACTTTACTGAGAACAGACTTCCTAAAGGTATGTTACTTCTTAATGCAGATGCAAACTCAGATGTAATTGACGAAATGGAAGATTACATTACAGAAATCATGTCTGGTGGCCCGTTGAATCAGTGGAGAATTCCAATCATTCCATCAGGTGATAAAGATGCAAAACTTGAGTGGAAAGCAATCAATACTAACCGTGAAATGGAATTTCAGGCATGGATTGATTACCTTATTTCAGGTGTTTTGGCTTTGTTTGGCTGTTCTTCTGATGAATTGGGAATGTCCGTTCAGAAATCTCAGCCGGTTGTAGACAGTTCAAGCGGAGACAGGATGTCGGCTGCAAAGAGTTCTTTACTCGGTGATTTGCTTGTGTTCTTTGAATCGTACATGAATAAAATCATTGCAAAAATCAATTCTGAATATGTTCTTGAATTCGTAGGTTACGAAAAAGACAATCCAAATACCGTAGCAGATTTGGATGAAAAGGAAGTAAGAACCTGGAAATCTGTAAACGAAAAGAGAGCAGAAAAAGGACTTGATCCGCTTATCTTAGACGAGATAAAAAATCCGGCTGATTTACCTATGAATGTTCAGCTTGTACAGTTGTTTCAGTCTCAGAATGCAGAAGATGGCATGGGTATGGATGGTGGAATGGGTGATTTTGGTGGTGAAGAAGGTGGAGAAGAAACCGAATTCAACGAAACTACTGAAATGGACGAACAGTTACCATCAGAAATGGATGAACAGCTGCCGGAAGATATGAATAAATCAATTCAGAAATCTATGCTGATTATTTAGAAGTTTATTTGACTGATTTTGCATAATAATTGCAATAGGTTAAATAAATGGGCAAATAAAACTACGTTGGAGAAAAAAAAACTATGAGATTTTTATGGCTTGATACGGAAACTACAGGACTTGAAGTTGATGATTCTGCAACTTTTGAACTTGCTTTCATTCTTGTACAGAATGGTCAGGTGATATGTGAGAGAGATTTCTTTCTTAATCCGTTATCAGAAAAAATCAAATACCATGAAGAAGCCGGAAAGGTTCACGGATATACAGAGGAACAAATCAGAGCTTTTCCACCTGAGAAAGAACAGATGCAGAAAGTTGCTGAGTTCCTTAAAAATGCCGTGGAACTTTTCAAGGAAGATGGCAGTAGAACTGAGAAGTTAGTTATTGCCGGTTATAACGTGAACTTTGACAAGAAACATTTAAGGGCCTTATTGGAACGGAACGGATTCAACTTTGATGATTATTTTGTTTCTGATATTGCAGATGTTTTTGAACAGGTTAAAAGAGCCGGATTCCAGAAAGCATTGCCTTATCTTCCTGACAGAAAACTTGGAACTGTTGCAAAGCATTTAGGTGTGAACCTTGAAAATGCTCATAATGCGATGGCTGATATAAAGGCAACAAGAGAAGTTGCAAAAAAACTTTACGAACTGAAAGTAAATCTTGTGTAGGGGTGGTTTATGGTATTGACCGTTGGAGATTTTGACAGAATTGAAAAGTTAAGGAATAAGTTCAGACAGCGTGCAGGTGTTCACAGAAAAAAACTTTTTGAACTTAAAGAAAACGGATTGGCTTTTGTATTTAACAGACTTTCAATAAATAAAATCGGCTGTATAAAGTCCATCATGAACTCAATTAAAAACGGTTTTACTCCGGAAGATCACTTCAAGGCTGCTGAAAGAATCAAGGAACTGTTTGAACATTCCATCGTGATTGAACAGCATTATGAAACAAAAAAAATCAGGACTGAAACACACTATCTGTGTCTGAGCAAGACAGAAGATAACGTTTATGTTTATATGCCGGTCGTAACATGGGGTAAAGGTGAAGGCTATATAGACCTGTATTTAAGCAAGGATGGTGAATAATGGCTAAGATTAAAGTTAGAAAAGATGTTGCAGAAGAAGTAACAAATAAGTTGCAGGGAAACAAGAATATATTTACTCGTGGTGATTTTGATGAATATAAAATCAGTGATGAAGAACTGAAAAAATTATATATAGGTTTACCAGAGGATATACAGAAATCAAATCCTTATCCTAGACAAGAAGGTGGAAGATGGGGATTTAAGCCTGATTTAGTTGTGAGAAATCATTTAACTAAAGCGGCAGATAAAGCCAATGTTGATTTAGATAATTTACCAATTTGTAAACAAAAGGAATTCGATAAACAGGTAGATTATTTATATAATAACAATTATTCAAAAATAAATGAAATAACTCGATTACCGAATTTAAATCAACGTCTTGCAAAACAGATGGGGCTTGGCTCGATTAAATGTTTTTATACAAAAAAACAGATGATACATAGTAGACCAACAAGAAAAGCTGCTTACAATCAAGATTTAAGAATGGATGAATTTAAACGTATTCCAATTATTATTCATAATAGTAATTTATTGTATTGGGATAAAAGAAATAAAAATTTCTTTATTCCTTTTATGGATAGACAGGATAGTAGCAAGGTTAATAAAATTGTTTTTTATAAAGATGTATCTGGAAATTATGCTGTAACAGTAGGTAAAGTCGATATAACATCAATGGTTAATAAAGATCTAATAAAAGTAGGGGTGGGAGTTGCACCCACAATACATAAGTCGAATATTTCAACCTATCCGATTACTCGTTTATCGGTATCTCCTACTGATTCAAATATAGCACATTGTAATAATTTGTCAAGTAAAAATGTTAAAAAATCTCTTGTTCCTGACTATAACGGTGAAAACCGAAAAGGCCAGACTTTTGACATAAATATCACTGATATTACAGAAAACAACAAGCAGCAGAAACTTGAACAGTTCAGTAAAGCTCTTAATGCAATTGCTGATAATAAGCCGTTTATGATTAAGCATATTCCGGCTGATGGTTCTGCAAATTACGGTAATCTTATGGTCAGAATAACGAATTTTGACCGTAACAAGATTGAAAAGGCCGTCCACAACGTTGCTTTGTCATTGGATGCAGATATAAGTGGAGCAAGCAAGGGAGAAACCTTTGTTTATGAATCTCAGAAAGAATTGACTGAAAAGTTTTTCAAAGAGTTTACGAACAGGACAAGAGCAGTCTATAACTTTGTAATCAGTTACTTTGATCTTCCTGACATCAGAATTGTAAGCAAAGCCGGTGAATTAAGGCATAAAGGCAAGATTCTTTATAATCCGTCCACAGGACTTCCAATAAAGGAATCTGATTGGAAAAAGTTTGTTACGGAACTTGAAAAATACCTTAACAGAAATTACACCGGAATAGGTGAAAAGATAGTTTTATCTGCTGAAAGTCTTGGAATAATTCTCGACAGATTATCTAAAACAAACAGCATGGAAGCAATAAGGAAAATGAGTCTTGCTCAGTTAAAAGCCAAAAGATATGACGTTGATTGGATAAGTGAATCCGTTAAAAACATGAAGGATAAATTCGGGGATGCCATAAGCCGTGAACGTCAGGCAAGAATTCAGATTGCTCAGGACTCTGCAGCTCAGAGAGTTACAAGGGTAAAGGACGACATAAGAAATAACATACAGCAGATAATCATTGACGGCATAAGGGATAAGCAGAGTAAATCTGTAGTTGCTCAAAATCTTTTTGATAAGTGTGCAAGCCTTAACCGAGATATGCAGAGAATTGCTGATTCAGAAGTTCAGATGGCTGCAACCAATGCTTACATCAAGGAAGAAGTCTATAATACACCAAAGGACGAAAAGATTTACTTCAAACGTTTTGAAATGATAGACGATAACACATGTAAGAAGTGTAAGAAAATTAACGGAACTGTTGTCTTATGGTCTGATGTTCCGTTGCCGGATGAACATATAAAAGATCCGTATGCAAAAATCGCTATATGGGAAGGCAAGACAGACGGTGAATATCCTGAATCTATCGTACACAGTTGGTGTAGAGGAACCTGGGTAAGATATTATCCTGATGTCTAAAATTATACATTGTTAATTACGGTTTATACGTAATTAGGCATGAATTTTAGACAGAATTAGGTAAAAATACTTAGTTAATTACGGGAATTCTGTAAATAAACAAAAAGTCATATTTAATATGAAAAGCTAGATATTATAAAACAATTGATTTTCAAGTGATACTGTTATAAAATAACATAAACAAAACACATATAATTTGTTCTGAAAAGGGCAGTTATCAATTTACAGAAGTAACATTCTGTCGGTTGGTAGCTGCCTTTTTTTGTTTTTCTGGGAGGAAAAGAGAATGGCTAAATTAGTAATTTTGAAATCAGTATTGGAAAAGTATTATGATGACATGATTGAAAAATCGACTTCACATAAGTATATCCGTAGAGTGCCTAAAGGTTCAGGCAAGGGATATAACTATTTTTATCCAGAGGACTTCAAAAGACCTATGAAAGCTCTTGATTCCTTTTTTGGGCTGAAAGAAGAAAAGGTTGACAATGCCTATAAGACAAACAATATTTCAGAAGCCTATGGAGTTACAAAGCAGAGTTTTGCTCAGCATATTCTTGAATACCTTACAAACAGAAAGACTTGGAATACTTTCTTTGCAAACAAATCAAACAGAGACAGATATAAGACTCCGGAAAAACCTGTAAAGGAAACTGAGACAGTAAAGGTTACTGAAAAAGAAATTGTCGGTGGAAAGACGACAGAAAAACTTACTGTTGAAGAAAAAGAAACGAAAGAAAAGAACTTCAAATCAACTTGGAATCGTTCATTGATGCGAAAAATATACTCAATGTATAACTCAGTGCCGGAAGATAAAACAGAAAATAAACCTGGAATCGACACAATTAGAGTCGGTGATAAAGTAAGTTACAACGGCCGTACAGGTGAAGTAACGAAAGATTTTGAAAACGGAATGGTGTTCATTAAGTTTGAAAACGGTGGAATGGGAAGATTCTTTGTTAAGGACTTGCAGAAAATGAATCCTACAGCTGCAGAAGTTACAGAAAGTGCTACTGAAAATGCAGAAGCTCAGGACGTAAACGGAACAAATGAAGCAAAGAAAGAAACTCTTGAAGATTATTATGCCGGTGGTGTAGTTGAATCAACAAGAGAAAAACTTGCAACAGAAAAGCAGTATACACCTTATGATGTTGAGTTCTATATGAACCGTTCAGAAGATGAAATTAAGGCTGATTTGGAAAGGGAAAAATCAAGAAAAAATCCGAATTCAAGATTGATTGCAGCCTTGGAAGGTGCTTTGTCATGGCATCAGATTCCTGATGAAACTGTAAAAGAAAATCCATACAATTCTGTTGGTGCTGATATTGTAAAGGACTATACAGAAAAACTTGATAAAGTAAGAAATGCTGATGAACTTACAGACAAACAGAAGATTGCTGTTATCAGAGATACTTACATTTCTGAATTCGTAAAGATTTCTGTAGATGTTGCAAATAAAACATCAGATACAAAAGAACAGGCTGCAGAAAAAGCAAGACAGATTCTTGATGCAATTAAAAACAATATGCCAGAAAGTGAACAGGCTTTATTCAGGAGTGATTACAATTTTGACAGACTTGTTGATTTAAGATGGGATAAAAAGAAACCTTCGATGGAAGAACTGAGAGTAAGAGTTGCAGATGAATTTGTTGAGGGAAAGAAAAAGTATCTTAATGCAGTTCCTTTAGCTTCTAACAATGCAAGAATTATGTTCAATAAGGTCTGGGATAATCTCAAAGATAAGACAAGAAACGAGCAGATCAGAGGTCTTTATAATGTCGTAAAAGACACTTACCCTATGTCTTGGAGTGATAGCCTGAAATACAGAGAGCAGGGTTATACTGATGAACAAATCCGTTTTGGTTATATCAATGATTTCCTTAGTACACATTCAGCAGCAGAAGAACATGAAAACCGTTCTCAGGCCATGATGGGAAATCAGAACGCAAGAAAATATGGTAATCTCAGTGATGAAGCAAATGAAGTTATTGCAAGGCAGAATCTTAATGTAAATGAAGAAGGTGTTGTTCAGCCTAGTGAAGAAGAAGTAAAGGCTAGTGCTGAATTCTGGAACAGAAACAAAGCAAAGAATTACAGATTCCAGAAAGACCAATATGGCAATACTTATATGATTATGGATGGCCTTGACGGTTATTTTTGGGATAAAGATGGTAAACGTGTAGATGGTGCTGAAATGGTACATGAAAGAACTTATCATGATGAAGATATTCCACAGGAACCTCATATTATAATCAGACACAATGGTGGTATGTATGAATATATTTATCTTACACCAGATATGAAAGCTGATTTAGAGTTAGGAAATACAGATTATCAGCCGGTTGATTCAACTTATGTAAAGCCTGAAAAAGATACAATCAGAGAAGATTATATTAGTTTACAGGATGAAAAGACACAGGATAAACTTAAAAATAATACTTATCAGATGAATAAACTCTATGATATGGCAAAGAAAACCGGTATTCAGATTATGGAATATACCGGTGGAATGATGTCAAATCACGGAAAAATTACTCATGTAGTTTTACCGATTGGAGTAAATGACCAGAATTCAGAACAGGGAATGTTTATCGATAAGACAGATAAGGTTCTTGTTGATTATGCAAAATACCTTTCTGAGAATGTAGAGCCTACAGAAAAGAAAGAGAGCTCGCTTCAATCCAGTTCCGCTGAAAACAGCAAGAAATCTGGGCGATCTCTCGATTCTTCTATACTCCAAAATAATCTAAATGTCAAGGAAAATAAACAAACTTTTTCAAAAGAAGATTTGGAATCCGGCAGAATATCTGTGAAGGACATCTACAGAGAGCTTGATAACAACGGAGACAACTACAGTAGAGAAGAAAGACTTGCAATGCAGAAACTTGTAAAGGATTATGTTGATTCTCATGCTGATGAATTCAAAACTTCTCATGGCTATCTTGAAACTACTGATGATTGGTATGTTACTGAAATTTTGGATCAGAGAAGAAAATATAAGTCTGTTATCAGTAATTCAGAAGATATGGATGCTACAAAACAGGAATTCATTAACTATGCTGAATTCAAGTCAGACAAGGCATTAAAAAACATTAACTTGAATGATGCAGGTGTAATAGATTCTGAAATAGAGAGAATCAAAGAAGATACGGCAAGAGCATTAAAAGATAAAGAATCATCTGATGAAAGAATAAGCGTAAAGGGTGAGCTTGATTCTATTGCAAATGCAATGCTTTATAAAAAACTTCTTGAGGCTAAAGAAAAGGTCGGAACAGTAAGCAAGAATGATGCCATTTCTTATTACGTTTCAGGCGATGGAATGTGGATTAACAAATATCTGAGAAATCCTGAGCAGTTTGAAAAGGAAAACGGAAAAATCTCTGATGACGAAAAACAAGCTATTGCAGACCTGGATAAAGAAACAACTTCTACACCTGTTACAGACAGAAAACTTTACAGATCGGTCGATGCAAGTGCAATCTTTGGAGATATTTCTGATGGTGATTTTGATGATTTAATTGCTCATATTGTTTATGGCAATAATGAAAAACTGATTGCAAATAATGCCAGTGTATTGATTAATCGTGCTGAAAACAAGCAGATTACTGAAAAAGGCTTTATGTCTACAACTAAGGATAAGGAAATTGCAGAAAATTGGGATGGCTTTACCGGTTCAAACAAAGAAGTTATCCTTGAACTTGATATTCCAGACGGAATGACAGGTAAAGACCTTGCTGCATACGATGTAGAAGGTGAGGAACAGAGAGAAGTTTTACTTCCTCGAAATACTGATTACTTTATTAAGAAAATTACTCAGGGTGAAAACGGAAAGATTCTTGTTCAGGCTCAGGTTCTTGGTCAGCATGGAAATCATATTGCTATGCTTGGAAATCAAAATGCTCGTAAATATGGACTTTCAGAAGAAGATGAACTTGAATATAACAAACAGTACAATTGGTATAAAGATACCTATGTAGACGGAACTAGAAGAAATAATCCATATTCAAATGAAGAAGAAACAATTGAAGGTATTCTCAAAGATGAAGCTGATACACGTTTCAAAACTTACGGTGAAAATGATGTAGCCTACATTGCTTTGAAAGATTTGTATATTGATACAACCGGAAAGCCTTATACTCCACCAAAAGTTGAAAATGAAGTAAAACCACAGACTGAAAAGGCCATGAAGAAAGAAGAAAAGAAACTTGAAAAGGCCAGGGTTGATGCCGGATTGCCGAAACCACAGATGTTTGAAAGAACTTCTACAATTGATGATTCTACATGGGATCCAAATTCTAAAAATTATCGTTTCCGTGATACAGGTTATATTGCCGGAGCAAGAAAGGAACAGGCTGCTTTATTCATTACTCGTAGTGCTAAAGAAGGTGTTAGAGTTAATGCAAAGGAAATAGATTGGAACGGAATTGAAGAAAACCCTAGAACGGCTGAAAAACTCATTGTAAAATCTAATATCTTTGGTGATGTTGATTGGAACAGCCTTAGAGAAAAAGGAATGAGTGGAAGTGCGGCTTTCCTAATTGACAGAATCTATGCTAGTGCCGGTGCAAAGCCTGATGAAAACAATGCTGATGCAAGACATAACTATGTTATTGCTTTGAACGGCCTTAGAGACAGATTTGAAGATTGTAAGACTGTTGAAGATGTTCTTAATACTCTTAGTGAGATTAAGGATGAAATCAACGGTGAATACATGGAAATTAAGGAATCTCCAAAATATAATGAACTCAGAGATAAAATGAAAGCTCAGAGAGATATTGTTTATGCAAAAAAGGCAGAACTTGATGGATTAAGTGAACAGGGCCGTAAAAATTACGATGTTGCTTACCAAAAAGTTGTAGAGAAGTTCATTGAGAAAGGTAAAAAAGAAAAAAAATTAAGATGGAATACTCGTGTTTCTAGGTATAACATTCCAAAAGAATACGAAGATGCTTTTGGTAAAGAAACAAAGGATTTGTATAAAAATGCTTATGCTCCTTGGGAAAAGGGTGTTGCTGATTTTAAGGTAGAACTGAAAGCAAGGGGAGTTCCAGAAGAAGATTTTTATGAAACAAATTTCAACGGCCAGAAACATGAAGTTAGTTGGTATGACTTATGGCGATTAATGCCAGAAATGAAAGAATACCATAGACTTGGTAAAGAACTTGATGATTATGTAGAAGGTGCTAAAGTTGTGGTTGCAAAGAAGAATCCATTGCTTGAAGCCTGGAAAACACTTGGTTCAAAGTTTATGAATATTACTCGTTCTGATACTTTTGCACAGCATAGATATGACTGTAAGAAAGGTAAGTATGATGATTGGTCTTGGGCTGAAAAAGAAGTAACTGTAAAAGTTAAGAAACAGTCTAAAGAAAAGAAAGTATTTAATTTCTTAGTTGCAGAAGAAATAGAACGTAAAGGTGGAAGAAATATTGATGTTTCATCTACAGCAGATTTGAAGAAAGCATTTAATCTCCGTGATGTTCAGTCAGGAAATTGGGTATTAAAAGATCCTGAAAGTGCAGATTTCCATGTAAGAAATGCCGCCAGAGCATTTGCTGATTTGGCTGATATTACCGGAATTCCTGATGATAAAATCTCACTTAATGGCCGTTTGGCAATGGCTTTTGGTGCAAGAGGAACAGGAAATGCCGGTGGTTCTACAGCAATGGCTCATTATGAACATGAAGAAAGAGTTATCAACCTTACTAAGTTCAAAGGTGGTGGATGTTTAGGCCATGAGTGGTTTCATGCTTTTGATAATCTTATTACTTGTGCAATGAACGGTGATAATGCATCTGATATTTTCCTTACTAACAGATACAGTAATCTTACACCGGCAACAAAAGCCTTGGTTCTGGAATATCTCAAATACAAAGATGCATCTGATTATATGGGTACATATCGCAGAGGACAACTTGCAAGAAAATTAAAGGCTAAAAACTTTGATGTTGCAGAACTTAATAAACCACAGTCAGGTTTGCAGCTTAAAGTTCAAAATGCTTTTGATGAACTTGTAAAAGCAATGACTACCGGAACTACAGAAATAAAATCTGCTGTTGTTTACTCAGATAAAGATTATAAAGATATGCTTTATAACTTTAAGGAAGAAAAACTGAAACAGTGGAGAGATTACGACAAGATGTATAGCCGTAGTAAACCTACAATGCAAGTTGCTATTGCTGATGCCGGAAATCTCAATGATGCCGTAAAGATGATTAATGCTCGTTATGGTGATATAAGTGATCCAAAAACATTACGTCAGAAAGGTGAATGGATAAGACTTGCAGCGGCTTACTATGACAGAAACCCTAGTGGTAATAAATTAGGAAATCGTTTGATTGTTGATTCTGGTAAAACAGGAAGTCAGTTCTTGGCTGATGCTTTTGACTTGGATGAAAACGGTGAACATAAGGACTATTGGAGTACAACACATGAAATGGCTGCAAGAGCTTTCAGTGCATACATTGAAGATACACTTGCAGAACAGGGTAGAAAGAATGATTATCTTTCTTATAAATCAGACAACAAATATTACGATGATGGTAAACCTTATCCAGAAGGTGAAGAACGTAAGAAAATCAATGCAGCTTTCAAGAAACTGTTTGAAGTAGTAAGAGAAAACAATGCAATTGAAAAGGCTGTTGCTATTGTTGATGCTCCAGACTTTATTATAAAGAACGGCAGATTTCTTATCCGTAGATAAATAGTTTTAACTCGGTATATTAAGTTAGGTTTATTTCTAACTTAATATACTTGTTATAAAAGTTTCAGGGAGTGATTTAATGAAATTACTTGTAAGAAAAGATATATTTGATAGTATTTGTGATACTTTTGGAATTGAGAAGTCTCATAAATATATAAGACGATATAAGAAAGCCGGTAAAAATAATTGGTTTTATGTTTATCCAGGGAATAAGGTTGATAATTCTGGTAAACCTAGAACACAAGAAAAGTTACAAATTGCCTTAAAATCACCTGTTATAAAAAATATTAAACCTCTTTCAAATCCAACTTTAAGTGATATTAAAAAAGAATTTTCTAAACTTACGCAGTTATCGAAAAATGGAAATCTGAAAGTAAAAGCCTATGGAAATTTTCCAATAATCATAAATAAAAAATCTTATGATCATTTATTAAAGGCCAAAGGCAAACCTAGATTACCAAATGTAATTAGAGACAGAGCAGAGTTGTTGCCTTTTGTTCCTGAAATATTAAATAACACAGGTGTGTTGGGTGAGAAATCAGCGAGAAGGACTTCTACAGCCTATGGGATATTAGGAAGATGTGATGTAAACGGTGTTATTAAAACAGTTGAAATTTCATTAGCTTATGATAAAAGTTCAAGATTATTCTTTTTATCAGATTATGAAATAAAAAAAGCATTATCCTTAACGACCATCATGGAGAATGGATCTCTAGGTCAGCTCGATAATGCTCTTTCATTTATAAGAATATTATGATAATTATTATTTGTCAAGTAAAACTAGGAGGAAATTACATGAAATTTTGCATTAAAAATGACATAGAAATGAGTGAATTATTAAAATCCTATGGAGTAAAAAACTTTGCAAAATTACGAAAAGTGCCGATAGTAGATAAGAACGGACACACAAGAATGGTTTATAAAAAGACGGGTGAGGATATAAAGACTCCAAAATCGAAGGCACTATCTATAAAAGATGGTTTGACCGAAACATCAGAAATTGCAGATTATTTAAGAAATACAATCTCCAGAATGGGATATAAAATATCAGATCATCATAGTGGATTATCTGATTCTGAGTATATCACTATTGAAAATGCCGGCCATTTATTTGGAAAAGATAAAACTGATAATATCGAAATTAGAATTGCAACACATAATTTACCACCTACTTATGATAAACAATATCAGGGAGATTTTGATATAAGAAGTGGAGCTGATAAATATAGAATGGGTTCTAATGCAGATGCAATGAATTATGATGATTTACTTTCCATTTTGGCTAAGAAAAAAGGCATTGCTACACCTAATTATGATGAAAAACAGAAAAGAATAGAACAAGAGCATAAAGAGAGAGAATGGCGTAATATTGCAAAATATAAACAGCAAGAAGATGCTGCAGATAATAGGATAAAGGCCTTGGAATATGTAAAAAATAACATGCCAGAAAAATATAAAGAAGTTCAAGATTTATATTCAAAGGCTGATACTGTAACAGGAGATAAACGAAAACAACTAAGGAAACAAGCAAACAAAATATTAAATGAAATTGCTGAGAAGTATTTATAAAAAAAGGCTGCCAGAAAGCAGCCTACTGATTAATTAATGCGGTTCTGCAACTTGTGTAAAACTCACATCGACTTAATTATACTTTAACAAAATATTATGTCAAGTAAAATATATCATAAATAAAAATATTGATTATTTGGCAATTATGTAACATAATAAAATAAACACACAAAGATATGTCTATAAAGGGCAGTCGGTTACTTTATTTTAAGTAGTCGGCTGCCTTATTTTTTTAAATTTATTTCCTTGGGAGGATTTGGAAAATGGCAAGATTCATGGTAAAGGCTAGTGAATACAAGAATGTTTGTAAGGCTGTTAATGACAGAAAATTGGCAGAGCTTAAAAAAGAGATTATTGAAATCCTGAAAAAACAGGATGAAAAAGAAGTCAAGAAAGCAGTTGATTATTTTGACTCTCAGGAACTTCATTATACACATCTTGAAAAATCAATTACAGGCAAGTGGATTAAAAAGGCCGGTTATGGTGTCGGAACTGTAAGAATCTGGAAAGGAAAGAAATACAAGAAAATTGCTCCTGGTAAATGGGCAAGAGTTTTTGACAAGGAAGGTCATGGAACAAATGTTGCCATTGGCAGGCTTATTGCTCAGGTAAATAAAATTGACAATGCAGAAGATTTGGAAAAATTCGTAGCTGCTAATAAGCAGAGATTTGTTGATGAAAACGGAAAGGATTTGCCGGTAGTTGAAAAACTCAAGGCTGCAGTCGGTTCTCGTGGTGGTAGTGTTGGAAGTAAGGGAACATCAGAAAACAAAGATTTGGATAGATACAAAACCGATGCCAAAAACATGGCTACAGAGCAGCTTGAATATTACGTTGAAGATTTGGAAAACGGAACAGGCAATATTGGAACGGAATATCTTGAAGAAAGAAAAAAGATTTACGGTGATGAATTAAAGAACCGTAAAAAATCGAAAGAACTGCCAACAGATAAGGACATTCACGAACAGTTAAAAGAATATGGATTTAAAGCCGGTGATAAAGTGTCTTTTAATGGCGATAAATGGGAAGTTGTCGGTGCTAATTTAGATTATGAAGGTAATTTTAACGGTGTTTATTTAACACCTGATAGAGCTGCCGGAAATTTGAAAAGTAGTAATGTAACCGTATTTGATATTGATAAAATAAAAAAAGAATCAGCAAAGAAAGAAGATAAAAAGACTTTCAAGCAGGAAATGAATGAGCTTTATGATGCTCAGGACAAAGCATGGGAAGGATTTGAAAGCGTTTCTGAAATCAAATCTACTCCGGAAAATTCTAAGAAGTTCT